GGGCTCCGTGAATTGTTGGTTTCGAGTATTTGCTCCACGCTTGTCGAGTGCATTGCCAGCCGCGTCCGAAACTTTGTGGGAAGTAATCAAGCACGCACTCAAGACCGAGCGCGTTCGCGTTAGCAGTGACAATGTCAATGAACGCGATTGTGCCTTTGCGGTTTGCTTTAGGTTGTTTGTCTGACTTGCGATATGAAAGATCTACTGCGCGACCTGTTGCATGCACTGAAAGATTCTCGGATCCGCGCATGTTGCGAACGCCCCAAGAGCCGTTATTCCAGAAGGCTCCTGCACCGTACTTAATCGCTTGCCTGATCCATTCATCCATGCCAGCGCGTGGGCCAGCTGCGGCACCGTCGGAGTTCCCTGTGTAAGGCTTGCTTCCTACGATCTTTGAGTTCGCTGGAATAATGCTCATAGTGTTGGCGGATCTTTGGGTCGGTCTTTGAGTCCGTTGCCTGCGAGCAAGCCAATGAGACCACCTGCGAGGGTCATCAGCATCGGCGACAGGACGCCCCATGCTTCTGCGTCGTTAGGGCTTTGCTCGGTAGGTTGCACGACAAAGAGCAAGCCGAAGATTAATGATGCGATTGCCATGACAAAGGATGCCGTAAGTCCGATTCCTACGATAAGGATTAGTCGAGCTTTAATCTGTTCGTTGCTTAAGCGTTTATCGGAGTTCATGGGCAGCGCCTTTCTAGTAGTCCGTTGGCTTTTGTGGTGTTGCAGTTTTCGCGGTAGCGGTCAGCACAAGCCGTCAAGACGAGTACGAGCACGACGCTAGCCAAGATGTAGCGCGACTTCATAAACTGCCTGCATTACGCAGAGATTTCCATAACCGTAATTTGGCCCTTGTTATTATTCGGGAAAGGAATGACCGTTCCTGCACCGCTTTCGCGAGCAAATTGCAACTTGTAAATAGTTGCTGATGTAGTGGTTGGCTCGTCTAATGCAATAAGTGTTGGATCGGATGATTGAGATCCGCCCGTAGAGAAGGCGTAACCAGTTGTATTTAGGACAGTTGTGGCGCCGCGCAAAAGTTTCAACGCTGCGCTTGTGCTTGCTGCGGTGTTGTAAAGAGTAAGATTGCAAATTACAAGGATTTTGCTCGTCGTTGCCGAAGGTGTAATAGTCACCGTTAGGCCACTGTCTTGATATGTGGAACTAGTTGATGATCCTGCTGTTGCATAGGTTTCGGTCTTTACTTGCAAGATTCTAAACGCGCCGCGAAGTGCGTTTTGTTGTGCGGCTGTGAGAACATTGCCTGCGACGAAGGTTGCTGGGAGTGTGGTCGGTGTTGCCATAGTGATCCTTATCCTAGGACATTGTCTTCGTCGAGTGTGCCATATACAGCATCATCCAAGATGAGCTCGTAGACGATCGTGGTTGGTGCCGTAAAATATGTGACCGCGTGACCAGCCGACAAAGTAAGCCGATGCTCAAGTCCTTCTACTGTCAAGTTTTGAGCGAACTGGGTTGGGCCTGCCGAAGTGGTAATTGACTTTTGCACATTGATTACATCGCCAATATCAAGTGTGGCAAGTAGATCTTGATCGAGGGCAGGTGTGCCGGGGAACTCGGTACCGATTGAGTTAAAGCGTGCTTCTGGGTTTGCGTTGAGAAGGTATTCGGCAAGCGTGAGAGCTGCCGCGTCGTTATGAACAAGCGAGTCCGTGATTGATTTTGTTTGGATGAGATAGGCGGCTTGAGAGGTTAGGTCTTCGGCGACCTCTGGAGATGTGGCTCCAGCGTGCTGAATAGATGCACGATTGACTACTGTGTCTGCTTGGAAGGCAATGTCGATTGCCGAGTAGCCGATCTTGGTTGGTGGGTTGGTGTCGTGGAACTCTGCGACAGGCACTCCTAGGACTTGCCCGATGCGCTTTTGGAAAGTGATAGTGCCTTCTCGATCCACAAAGATTCTGCCTTGCTCGGCGTCCATGATCTTGTTTGCGTACCCTGCAACCGATGTACCGTTGGCGACCGTGTAAGCAGCTGCACCGCCAAGGGTCGCCACACCTGTCTCAATGCTCCGTGTGCCCTGATAATCCACTTCTGGACGATCTAGCAGGTCATCAAAACGATCGCTTGAAAGCTGCTCTGTGACATTCCATTCAGCCAAGAAAGTCTGCCCTAGTTGATATGAGAAGTCGGCACAAGTGACGCTTACCGTGTCCAGACCGCCCAGCGTAAAGGTGTAGTCAAAGTTCACGATGTAGCCGACCCACAAATACTCCTTAACGCCGAGCGAGTCATATCGAGAGAAGCGAACTCTGCGAAGCGGCGCGAGACCCGGCAAAGAATTATTCGGATCGTAGTAAGGCGATGTCGTGTCGAAAGGGTTGAACACTCCGTCGGCGTAAGTGTCGTTTAATGTGAAGCTCATTGTGCCATAAGGGAACTGGTCGCCCGTGTTGGCGCGTCCGCGTTTCGCTGTCAAGCCGATAGTGCCGTCCATGACCGAGGCGTACTGGTCAGAACCGTCTAAAACATAAAGAGAATCCAAAGTTCCATTTGGATCATCGTCAAGAATAAATTGGTTCCAGTCGTACCCTGTATCAATCTCAAGGTCGTAAAGACCTGATCCGACTACCGCTACGCCTGCCATTACGCGACCGCGATGTTCGCTGGGCCGTTCTGCCTGTTGAATGCTCTGATCGCGTTCACGACAGCTGTGCCGATCTCTGCACTTGAGCCAAGACCGCCGTTGATGTTGATCGTGTAGTTGCCCATTCCACCACCGCGTCCAGACAGTGGGATGACCGCTTCAGGGCCACGCTCACCGATCATTGCAAGCGTTGGCCCTGTCACGATTCCGCCGTCCGCGAGCATAGGGATCTCGGGAACCTCGAAGCCTTTACCGCCGATCACTGGCACCCACGAAGGAATGTTAAAGGCAAGCTTGCCGACCGTACCGTTCCAAAGTTTGGCAATGCCGTTGAAGAGTGTCTTGAATGCGTTGTAGAGCCCTGTGAAGTAGGTGGTCAATCCGTCGAATACCAATTTCCCACCTTTGACAAGTGCATCAAACACAATGTCTACAACTTTTCTGAATCCCTCAAACTTGTCGTAAGCAATTTTGAGTGCGGCAACTAGTAAGCCAACTCCGATTGCGATGAGTGCGAAAGGGTTGAGAGCCATAGCAATATTGGTGAGGACGATTGCTGCTGCTATTCCTGCGATAGCGGCTGCGATGATTGTGAAGGTTTCGGGGTTTTTTTGTGCCCAGTCTGCGAAGGCTTGTAGGTATGGCAAGACGGCCTCGATGACTGGCAAGAGTGCTGCACCGATTGATTCTTGGGTTTCTCCTATTGAATTTTTTAGGATAGCCATTTGACCTGCGGCGGTTTCTGCGTTTTTGCTTACTGCTCCGCCAAAGGTTCCGCCCATCACTGCCATGATTTCTTCTAAAGATTTTCCGTCATCGACCATAGTTTTAATCTCTGGTGACAGAGTTTTGAGTGCCTTGAAGTTGCCTTCGTAAGCTTTGGCAAGGGCGTCTGCAACGGTTGCCGAATCGGTATGTAGACCGACCGCCGTGTCCATGATGAGGTTCATGTCATCCATAGACTTTCCTGCGTCTTTACTTTGGATCGTCAGGATCTCGAGGGCTTTGCGATAGTCGGTGTCTGCAATACCAGACGCGCGGCTCATTACGGAGATCTCATCCTCAATTGATTTGACAAGTTCGTCTGATGCGTCCGCCGTATTTGTGAGAATAAGTGCAAGATCTGATTGTTCTTTTTGGTCGTCTATTGCTGCCGCAGTTGCTAGACCTAAAGCTGCTCCGATTCCTGCTATAGCTGCGGCTGCTGGTTTTGCTGCTTTTTTAATTGCAAACGACGCTTTAGCCGACGCGCCCTCAAGCGACTGGAACTCTTTGATCGCTTTTTGTGTGCCTTTGGTATCAAACTCGGAGATTATAGGAATGTTGATTGAAGCCATTACATGACCACATTTCGATCAACTTTGTCCATAACAGTCTCCACGATTCGCCGCATCTCTGACTCGACTGTGCCTTGGTTCTTTTCCATTGCTCTCCACATTACTCTTGATCGCATGCCGTAGCGCGCCGAGAGTGCACGACCAAGCTTTCCGTTCGCTGCCATGTCAAAGAGCGCGCCAGTTGATCCCGAATAAACAATGTTGAAGACGCCGACATTGCGGATCTGTCCCCGAAATTCCGAGACCTTCTTTGTGTTGATCTTGGCGGAGATCTTTTGCTTGCGTCCAGCATCCCAAGGAAGCATCTTGAAGCCCGAAGGCGTAGTCCAGCTGCGACCCATACCAGATAGCGGCACCGTGTTAGGGATTAGTGCGAGCGCGTCATTAATGACAGGTTTTGCGACATTGCGGAAGTCTTTTGCAATTTCGTTACGAAGCCCGGGCTCTACAGAGTTGAGCTGCTTGATCGCTTCCTTTAGACCGTAGACCTCGATCTTGGTGTTAAGTCCGTCAGCCATGTCACCTCTTTTTGTTTTGTTTTTCTAGCACTGCGACAATGGTACTTAGGTCTCGCGTGTCGAAGGTGTCAGCGTAGAAAGTGGGAGCCCACCCTGTCGCGACTACAAGTTCGGCGAGTTGTCGCCTGTAGCCGCGTCCGTAGGGTTTGGGTCTGTTGAGTCCTCTACGCCGATCTCGACATCTGGATTCTGTTTGAGCCATTCGCGCCAAGTAGCAGGAAGAGTCTCGCCTTTGATGCCGAGCATGATGTACGCCCAGCAAGCCATATCGGATGCACCGATTCCGCGTCCGTCGGATACGCGACGATTCTCTAGGCGTTCCCATTCAGCGATCGCAAATAAGTTTGTGATGAGTAACTCTTTTTTGTCTCCGCGTGTGAGCGTGAGTTTAATCTTCATTGTATTTCCTTTCGTCGGGCCAAGGAAGGCCGTTAATTATGCTGTGACATCAGCCGAGTAGACGCCACCCATGAAGGTAATGTCAATCGATTGCAACTCGCCGAGCGAGGCGGAGATGACTGGCAACGACTCAAGATAGGTGCCTGTCAGAGTGAAGCCGGGATTCGTGCTGGAGTCTGCTGCGTCCGAAGGATTTACGACAATATTTAATTTTGTGCCGACAAGCGGTGCAAGTGTTGCGTAAGTCGCTGAAGCGGCATAGCTAAGAAACAGAGTCAAGGTGCACTCATTGTCTTCTAGACCAGCTGTGAAAGTGTTTGCCGTGTTGCCGAAAACCGTGTCATTTAGAGCGGTCACAGTACGAGTGACAGTGGCAGAAGTGCACCAGCCAGTCAAGTTTGTGGCTCCGACGAGCACTTTTGGATTTGAGAGAATAGTTGATGTTGCAGCCATGATGATTACTCCTTGGAAGTGTTGGATTTAGTTTGACACATAATAAGACCGAGAGTGTGGATTAGGCAGTCTGCACGACAGTCGAGACCGACAGCTCATAAGCAGGGAGCGTTGAGCCACCGATATCTAGGTTGGTTGGGCGTCCAGAGACTACGCCGATATTAAGCGCGTAGATCTGGGCAAGGATATTGAGCAGGCTCTTTTGGGCGTCAAGGTTGCCCGGGCCTAGCGTAATGATTTGGAGTGTGAAGTTTAGTTTTGCGACATTGTAGTTGTAGCCGTCTATGGAGTCAATATTGACAAAGACGCTTGGCGGCGTGATATTGCGTGGATCGTTATTGACTTGGAGCCCGACA